GCGGCGGCCTGCTGGGCGTTCGCCGGGTTGGACAGCCCTCGCATTGTGAGTTCCTGGAGCGAGACCTCGCCGCCCTGGACCTCGATCCCGGCGAGGTCCTGGGCCTGGGCTGTACTCTCGATGAACCCGGCATCGCGGCTGACGTAGCCGACCCGCACCGTGTTCTTGAGGTCGCCCCAGGACGGGCGGGCGAACGACTTCACCGTGCACGAGTCTGCATCGAGTACCGGGATCGTCTCGGGGTCGTAGTCGTACCGAACCAAGCGGATCGTCAGGAGGCCAGTCGTGGGCTCAACGTACATGACGCCGTCGATGTGGCGTAGGATTTCGAGCACGAGGTCCTTCGCGGTGGTTCCGCGGTCTTGCAGCATGGAGAGCCCAAGGCCCTCGTTGGCGAGGGTCTGGCCGACCGCGCGGAACGCGGCCACGTCCAGGAACCCCACCGGCAACCCGAGCCCGTTCCCCGAAGCCGGCGAGATCAGGATGTCGTAGATCATGGCTGCCGGGTTGGCGTCGCCGTCGATGTTCTCGGCGCCACCGGTCAGCCCCAGGCCGTTCGGGCAGCGTCGGACCACGAAGGAGATGGCCTTGATGTACGGGCTAGTCCCCAGATAGACATGCCGCATCACGGCATAACAAACGTGACGCCAGGCGGGAAGGTCGTCGCCCAGGCGATCCTGCAGGTAGGTGTCAACCGGCTGGGTAGCCGACCCGTGATAGACATAGATGCTGCCCGCTACTCCGCCCTCGGATTCCTCACCGCCGAAGAAGTTAGGCGCGTTGATGTGGATCTGGGTCACGTCACCGACGTGGGGATAGCCCGCGGGGGGCGCGCGGTCGTCGAAGCGGATCTGCAGGACCTCGTCGACCTCGCCACTGCACAGGACCAACTGGGCGCCGAGGTAGTAGCGGTAGCCCACGGTGACATCGTCGGAAGAGAACAGCCCCGTCTTGACCTCCTTGGTGATGGCCTGCACTTGGAGGTCGCCGTACCAGGTGACCATCGGTCCGGAGAGCTTGCAGGTTCCCCAGACGACCGGAATGGAGCGGCCCTCGCCGATCGTGGGGAACTGGAAGTCACCGAGGCTGGACGGCGTCGGCGCGTCGAACTTCGGCTTGGGGCGCAGGACATCGTAGAGGACCGTCCCCACGATATAGACCAGGGCCAGGACCCAGAAGGCCATCAGTCGATCCTCCCTGAGAAAGGATTGCGGCCCGGCAGGCGAGACCAGCCCAGGTGGTTTGTGAGGTTGTCGAACTTGTCCCGGCAGGTGGCTTCGAGGTGGTCGCAGCCCCAGTAGGCCCTGACCTGGTCCAACGACGACAGGCCCGGCATGGGCGACATCAATGTGACGGTGTTGCCTTGGTGGCCCACGATGAAGCGGGTCTCGCCGGTGGTGGACTCGAGACGCCCTCCGCGGAACCACTGGTCGGGGCGCAGGGCAAACCCGTTCGAGACCACGGTCGCGCCCGAGACCGACGTGACCGAGACGAGGTCGCGGCACGCGGCGGGATCGGCGCCGCACGCCGACGAGTACAGCACGTGGTTACAGGGTGTCTGCATGGCCAGGATCGGCACCGTACGAGCCAGCATGGCCATCAGGCTGGCGCCGGTGAGGATGGCCTCGGATTCCTCGAACCGCGCGCGCACGACCTTGCCACTGAAGATGGTGACCGCCAGCGACTCTTCGCCGCGGTGGGCGCGGTAGACCGTCACCCAGACGGGGGTGGACGGCAGGTCGCCGATGAACAGCGCCGGCACCGGGTTGGCACGTGGCAGCGTCAGGTCGATGGTCTCGCCGGTGTCCTCCTGGGAGAAGTCGAGCTCGCTGCGCACGATGGCCTCTGGTGCGAACACACCAGCCGGCAGCGTGATGGCCCGGTCCGCCGAGGTGTAGAACCACATGTTGCTGCCCTGGGTGAACCGGAACCCTTCGATGGGCTGGCCCAGGTAGCGGCTCTTTTCTCTGGCGTCATACGTCACAGCGGCGCCTCCAAGGGAAGCTCACGGACCCGGATCGTGGCCTCAGCCACCTGGGGGCTCGGGTAGGTGACCTCGATGCGATCCTCGTCGAGGCGGCAGAACTTCAGGAACGACAGCACGGTCTGCGCGCGCGAGTAGTCGCGCTGCGCCACCGGGTTGAGGGTGAGGGTTTCGGTCAGGTAGTTGGCCGGATCGGTGGCGCCGGTGATCCGGCAGTATTCCATGGCCCCATTGCCAAGCGACCAGAGCGCGAGGTGGCGCCGGGCTCCGGTCGTGCCCCACATCTGCTGCTTGTACCTGACCCACCTGATCGTCGCGCCGGACTGGTTCTGGGCGATGTCCTCGGCCAGAGCGAGATCCCACTGGAAGCTGGGCAGCCAGAACGGGACGGCGCGCCCCTTGCGGGCATCGAGGAACGCCCGCATGGCCGTGATCTCGTCGCGGCCGAGCGCGGTCCAGGTGAACGGGCGCAATGCCGCGGGGGCAGGCGCCTGCTCGTCGGCGATGCGCCGGCCGGTCTTCGAGCTCAGAAGCACGAACTTCCGCTTGAGACGTTCCTCGAACGCCCCGACGCGGTTGTAGTTGAGTTCCAGGACATCGAACCCGAGGTAGCTCATGGTCGGAACCCGTCGACGTCGAAGGTGAGCGCGGTCGAACCGATCGCGAGCGCGTCCCAGGTGAAGCCCTCGTCGTCCGACAACCGGCCGACCACGATCGGCAGGACGATGGTCAGCCCCGCGGTCCAAGACTGGATGAGGCCGAAGTCCAAGACCACACGGTCCGGCAGCACGCTCTCGATCGTCTGGACCTCCCAGTGGTAGGGGTCGGTCCAGAGCAGGACCATGCCACCTGGTTCGAACGGTATGTCGGATGTGTCGCAGATAACGTCGTGATCGCCGGCGCTTGCGTCCTGCAGCAGCCGGGTCTGGAACTGCCAGCGGCCGACTCCGAACGCCCGGGCCTGGTTGCCGAAGATGATGGCGCCCGCCATCTGGGCGTCGCGCAGATCGTCTAGGAGCGTCGCATAGCGGATCGTGCCCACAGGTACAGCGCGCAGCTGGATGCGCTGCTCCATGCCCCGGTAGGAGACGATGACGTCGGTCATGAACCCGAAGGTCTCGGTCACCGGCTGGGCCCAGTTCGGCGGGAACGGGAACGGGATCAGCCGGAACCCCAGCAGCCGGAGGTTGGTCCCCAGGCGATCCTGCCCGGTGAATACCCAAGTGACCAGGTTGTCGATCAGGGCGTCACCATCGCTCAGCACCTTGACCAGGTAGGTGTGCGAAGCCGATGCCGGGAATTGAGCCGGCTGGCCGAGGTCATCGATGACCGCGATTCCGGCGGGACCAGCGACGGTGATCTCCTCGAGAGTCTGGGCGCGCTGGATGTCGGCATTCCAGACCTCGACCTCGGCTTCCTGTTCGGAGACCACGGCGCCAAGGTCATGCCGGCGCGGGATGACGTGGATCCGGCCGAGAACCGCCATGCCGTGGACCGGGGCGATGCCTCCGCCCACTTCGAATGCAGCCGGCCGCGGGTCGGCCAGTGCCAGGCGGGGGCCCGCGCCCATCCCGACATCGTGCAGAGGTCGGGTATTGATCGGGTCGATGGTGGCCGTGGCCAAGTTGATCGATAGCGCCGCCGCGGAGCCGAGGATCAAGGGGCCGGGGATCGCAACCGCGGTGGCCATCAGGCGGCCTTCTTCACAGCGAAGAACGGGAACAGCATGAGGTTCTGGCCGCCAAGCTGGTAGATGTCGCCGGCGCTGTAGCCATGGCCGACAGCCTCGGTCCAGAACACGGTGGGCGGATAGCCGATTGGGGCCCAGCGATTCTGCGGCTCGGCCTCCATGAAGCAATGCAGCGGCAGCAGCAGCGCGCCGCCGAACGCGCTCTGCAGCGTGCGCTCACCAGGCCCACTCGTCCCGCTGTTCCACAGGTACTGGTAGTTGACGTATTCGTCCTCTTCCATGCCGCCCAGGGCCTCGGTACACTTGTTCAGGGCGTCACGCATGCGGCGGCCAGTCCAACCGAAGCCCTCGTCCTCGGGCTTGCAGTCGCCGATCCATCGGCCAGAGAACGACGCCACATCGACGCGGACAAACGCGGTGCAATGGGTCAGACCGGTGCTGCCGGAGATCGTCGAGTAGTCCTTGTCCGTGTGGGACATCGGCGGGTAGGCGGTCAGGTCGATGCCGCGCCGGTTGCCGGTCAGGATGTCGGCCGTCTCGGCGGTATTGAGCTTGGTGCTCGAGCTGGCGAAGAAGTAGGGGAACGGCTCCGGCAACGACGCCCGCTCCAGGGACGGTCCCCAACCCATGTGGCAGAAGATCCCGGGTGCACGCTCGACCACGACAGTGATGTGGTCGTTGCCGTCGTCGAAGAAGTGGTACGCGGCCACCGAGCCCTGGGGCAGGTTCATGCCGCAGCCGGACGTTGTCAGATCGTACGGCCTCATCGGCCCGCCCGCCTGGACATGCCAGGCGGCCGCGCCATCCCAACCAGTCCCCAGATACAGGCCAATCCCGTAGCCACCATTGCCCACGTCGTGGTAGGTGCTGATGCCCCGCTTCCAGATCCGCTCGTTCTCGGCCGCGCGCAGGTTCACGTTCAGACTGCCCGCCTTCACGAGGTGGGCGCGCCAGCCGGCGCCGTCCTGCTCGGATTGATTCACGGCCCAGCCTTGGCCAGTCAGCCAAGTCACGAGGGCCTGCAGGAGGCTCGTGGGCGAACTGCTGATCCCGGTCTGATACGCGGCGGCCATCAGTCCAACCTCACGGCGCAGAAGTCGTCGCGGTCGTTGCGGAACACGTTGGGGATGACGATCCAGTCGACGGCGCCCTGTCGGATCAGGGTCTCCGCGGTCAGGCCCTGGCCGGTAATCAGCGCCATGCCCGGAAGCTGGCCCGGCGTGTTGTAGCCGCCTCCGACGTCGCCGAGCATGAGCATCACGGGCCACAGGACGTAGGTGGCGCCGGGACCCGGGTCCAGAAGCGACAGGCCGCACCTCGTCGGCCAGATGATGTGGTAGTAGGTGCTGGGCGTGGAGGTGATCGAGTCGAGGTACGAACCCTCGAGTGCCTTCCAGCCGCCGTCGAGGTTGCGGACGCGCAGCTGCGTGTCCCAGGGATCACGTTCTCCGGCGGCGACCGGGGCGCCTCCCGTGTCGGCGTGGGTCGGGATCCGGTGGCGGTTGTCCGCCAGGGACCACCGGTAGTCGGTGTCGTTCCATGCCGAGAACTCCCCGTGGGACATCGAACCGCCCAAGACCAGCGGGTATGGCCAGTGGTTCGGGGAGTAGTAGGGGTCGAGCAGACCGAAGACAGCGATCTCGTACTGGTTCGAAATCTTGGCGATCACGACCGCGCGGCGGCCGTCCGCGATGAACCAGTAGGGGATGGCTGCGTTCCAGAGCGGCAGGTAGAGATTCCCCTGGAAGCCGGGCTGCTGATAGAACCGCGCCCCGGAGCTCCAGCCATCCATGCCGGCGATCTCCCAGTCGTGGTAGTCAGCGTCCTGGCGCTCGAAGCCGTGGATGCCGACGAAGATCTCGGAGGTGCCGTCATTGCCCGGGGCCATCCAGGCGTACTCGTGGAAGCACGCATCGACGCCGTCGGCCTGCCGGAACATGCGCAGCGTGCCCATGTGGCACTGGGTGTAGCGCAGCCCCGTGATGTGCCACCGGTAGCGGGTCGCCGACACCGGCGCGACGATGGTGAAGGTCTGGGGGATGCCGCCAAAGAAGCTGATCCCCACCCGGGTGTCGAGCGTCACCCAGGCGGCGCCATCCCAGTACTGCATCTGCCAGTCGTCAGGCGCCTGACCAGTCGTCTCGAATAGGGTCAGCTCATATGCGGCGATGGTCACGGGCTCGAAGAAGGTGATCTCCACCTCCTGAGGCAGCGTGACCGTCGAGTAGATGGCCCAGGAGCGGTTGGTCAGGCCCGAGACGTTGAACGGCCAGATGTCGAGCTTCCCGTCCACCATGTTCTGGACCGCGTAGATGCCCTCGTTCGCCTGAGTGGCCAACAGCCGGCAGCCGCGGGATCGGCGCAGACTGGTCCACTTCGGTGCGGTCGACAGCGTGAATTGATCGCCCGCGACGAAGGGAGTCGCCCCGGCCGTGATCAGGAACTCCAGTGTCGCATGGGCGAACGGCGTGCCGACAGTCGCGGGCCCGATCGAGCCCGTGACGCCGCCGACCACATCAAACGAAGTGGGGGAGGTCGCCGTGATGGTGAAGGTCTCGGCCACCGACGACGCTCCGCCGGAGTAACCGGTCAGGCTGCCATTGCCGGTCCCCGTGTAGGCGAGCCCGAATGCCGAGCCCTTGGCGGTCAGGAACGCGTGCAGCCGCTCGGCCAGGTCGTTGTAGTCAGTCGCGGTTCCGGTGGTGAACATGACTCACGTCCCCAGGGCCGAGCGGATCGCGCGGCGATTCTTGGCCATGGCCTTCACAAGGATGCGCTGGCCAGCCGAGCTCTCGAGGTGGCGCAGGATGAGGCCTTCTTCGAGGCCGATCAGCATCTGGCTGTCCTTCGAGGCCTGCGGGTCCGCGGGGGCAGGGCCGTCGACCAGGCCGCCTTCGGCGAACTTGGGCACGGGCGCTTCGATCAGGACCGGGTTCTGGACCAGCGCCTGGACCCCACGGCGGTTCAGATCCTCGAGGTGGCGCAGAACGCCGGGTTCGCGGACCACCGCGGCGCGCACGAGGTACTCGCCGCGGGAGAACCAGGCGAGGTTGGAGTCCGACGTGCCCGTGCCGATGCCGCCCAGGACGCCGCCGGTAGCCTTCTTGTCGGCGCCGCCGACCTGGCCGCCATCGCTGAACACCCCGGCGATCTTCTTCATGATGGCCGTGGCCAGAAGCTGGGCGGCCATGCGCTTCAGGTCAGCGATGATGGACAGGGCCAGATTGCGGAAGGCGTCGCCCAGGGACTTCGCGCCGGTGATGCCGGTGTCGAAGAACTCGGTCAGGGCGTCGCGACCGCTATCGAGGGCGGTCTTGCCGAATGCTGCGAAGGATGCGCGGGCGCCCTCGACGGCGAACCCGAGGTCGCGCACAGCCGCAGTGAAGCCCTGGGCCTGGGCGATCCGCTCCGGGTCGCCGGTGGCCCAGGCCGCCTGCTCCAGGCCGGTGGCCAGACTCTGCAGGACGACCAGGCGCTCGGCTTCGATGGCCAGGATCTGTTGTTCGCCCTCGACCTGGGAGAGCAGCCCTGCCGAGACGCGGGCTTCGATCTCGGAGCGGGTGGCGTCCAGGTCAGCGAGGGCGGCCTCGGCCTGGCGCTTCGTCTCGTCGAAGTTGGCGCCGGACTCCTTCGACCGGCGCATACGGACGAGCGTCGCCTCGCGCTCAGCATCGGACGCACCCTGCTTCTTGAGCAGCAGATCGGCCCGGCGGATTTCTTCGTCGATGCCCAGGAGTGCTGCCTCGTGCCGGCGGCCCTGGGCCTCGAGCAGAGTCTTCTCCAGGGCGAGCCTTTCCTCGGCGAGCTTCTGGACCGTCTCGCGCTCCTCGGCCAGGAGGGCGGCGGTCTGGTCTTCGTACTCGAGGCGGGCCTTGGCCAGTTCGGCGTCGATCTTCCCCTGCTCGTCACTGCGGCGGCCGGGGTCGGGCTCGCTGGCTAGCAGCGCGCGCTTCTGCTGGAGGACCTCGATCTCCTTGGCCTGCTCTTCTTCGGCAATCCGGCGACGTTCGGCGTAGTAGGCCTGGACGTCCTTGAGACCCTCGTCGAACGCCCGCTTCTCGGCGGCGGTGCGCAGGCTGGCTGCCGCGCGAACGAGCGCCAGTTCGCGGTCGAGGGTGGCCTGCATGGCCTGGGCGCGCTGAGCCGCGAGCGCGGCCGGATCTTCCGGAAGGTCCCCAGTGGACGCATTCGGACGATCTGCCGGCTTGGGCGGTGTCGAGACGGTCAGTTCGAAGCGGGCCTTGAGGCGGTCCTCTAGGTCGGCCTGCTCGGCGCTGATGGCTACCATGGCGGCCCTGAGGTAGGTCTTGGCCTCATCCAAATTGCCATGCAGGAGCGCCCACGCCGCGCGCACGCCGGCATCAACCCGCATCATGATCATTGCCAGGGCGGTCCCCACGATGTCAAAGGCGGACGACACCACCGCGACGATGAACTTCACCACCAGGCCAATGCCCTGGCCGAAGCGCTCCCAGGCTTCGGTCGTCTGCTTGAGGTCGCCGCTCATGATCTGCAGCGCCTGGGACAACTGGGGGACCAAGCCGGCGGCGAGCCGGGCACCCAGACCTTCGCTCTGGGCCTTCAGGAGCTCGAAGTCGTCGTTCATCTGCGCTGCGGACTGAGCCAGATTGCTGTCGATCAGGACGCCCAGCTCGCGGGCGCGCTCGATGACCGCGCCGAGCCCTTCGTCGGCCAGCGCGGTCATCGTGGGCACGAGGTTCGCGCCGGACCGCCCGAAGATGTCCATGGCTGTCTTGGTCTTCTGGATCGGCGACGGCAGTGCGGAGATCCGCTGGGCGAACAACTCGAAGATCTGGACCGCGTCCTTGCCCTTGAAGTCGGCCAGTGTGAGTCCGAGGTCACGCAGCGTCGCGGTAGCCTTGGGGTTCCCCGCGGCCGCCTCGCCGATGAACTTGTTCTGCTTGGCCAGAGCCGCGCCCATCTCCTCCAGGCTCGAGGCGGACGTGCGGGCGAGCATGTGCAGGGCAGACAGGTTTTCGGTGGAGGCGCCGACCGTCTGGCCGAGTTCGTCGATCTTGTCGGCTGCGTCCACCGAGGAGCGGATCCACTGCTGGAACTGGCCAACCCCGAGGGCTACCCCCAGACCACTCAAGAGAGCCGAGGTGGAGCCCAGGACGCGGTTCAGACCGAGGAAGCCATGCGACTGCTTGGCCGAGGCCTTCTCGGCTTCGGCCTGGACCTTCTTGAGGGCGGCCACGACCTCGGCGACGCCTTCGGCCGATAGCCGGACCCTGACATCAGGCGTGGCCATCGATGGACCTTCCTCTGAGGATGTCGGGCAACGCTGGCGGACGCGGCCGCGATCCCTTGGCGCTGTGAGGGGCCAGGACGCACCAGCAGAGATACCGATGACGGAAGTCTGCCAGCGCCTGCTCTCTCATCAGCCGGCGGTAAGAGGCGAGCGCGACCCGCAGTGGCCAGCGGATTATCCGCTCGGCTCGGTCGTGGTCCCCTGCGGCGAGCTCCCGGACGAGTTCGGTCCAGGGGCCGTACCGGCCTGGTGTACCTGGCTGCTGTTGCGGTTCGGGATCGCCTCGGCGAATGAGGTCGTCGAATTCCACAAAGAGACGATCCCGCTCTCGAAAAAAGAGACCAGCAGCGACAGGACCAGGCCGCGCACCTCCGCCTTGTCCTTGGGATCCCGCAGCTGTCCCAGGAACTGGGCGGTCTGGTGTCCCACCTCGGCGGTCCAGACCTCCCCGGGGTCCCGGTCCCGGGGTGCGGTGTCCTCCGGGACCAGGAGGCACCCGAGGAGATCCAGGATCACGCCGCTTTCGATGGTCACTTCCAGCAGCCGCCGGGCAAACGCCTCGGGGCGCTCGCCGGGCTGCATGACCACCTCGTCGATCCGGGCCCGCTTGATCAGGGCCAGGAACCGGAAGTCCTGCTCCACGGTGGGGTCGTGCACCGGCAGGAACGTACGGCCGCCAAGGATGTGCTTCTCGGTCATCACGCGATCCTGATCAGCCGGTAGTGCGGCTCGTTCGGGTGGTTTGCGGCGTCGGACTCGATGTCGCCCGCCATGGTGAAGCTGGCGTACTCGTCCGAGATGAAGCCGATGGCCCCGTCGGCGCGCAGCGACGCCCGCCAGATCTCGCACTCGAACTTGGGGCCGCGGGCCGGGTCGCCGATGAACCGCAGGTAGCCCTTGACCGAGGTCTGGTTCATGCCGCGGATGGTCGGCAGCGCGATCGTGCCGAAGGTGAAGTCCACCTCGATGTCCGAGCCATCCGTGATGTCGCCGCCCTCGACGATGTAGATGCGGCCGGTCACGGCATCGACCTTGTAGTCGTCGTCCACCACGTAGGTGGGCGTGCCGCTGGGCCCGCTCACCGAAACCAGGCTCACCTGGCGCTTCGACAGAGCGTAGTACCGCCCCTGCAGCACGTCGGCGACGGCCTCGTTCGTGACCGCGGCGCCCGTCTGCGACAGCGTCGCCGTGTCGCCGAACAGGGCCATGGCGAGGTTCTCCTTGGAGAACTCATCCCCGACGATGCGGATGGCGAGCGTCGTGCGCAGCACGTCCGAGGCGATCAGGTCGGCCGAGCGGTCGGCGCTCGAGTACTTCTTGATGTCCTCGCTCGTGGGCGTGATCTCGAAGGTCGGGCAGTTGCCCAGGAACAGCTCGCCGGTGCGGGCGCCGTTCGCATCGAACCGGTCGAAGTAGATCTTGCCCCTGCCGAGCAGGATGTTGTTGCCGTTGACGACCTCGGGCATGGTTTCCTCCCTGTCAGGTCAGGCTCTGCGCGTCATCAGCGCGGGTCTGGTATTCGATCCGGAACGTCTGCGTGGCGCGGCAGAACGACGTCTCGGCCTGCTCGTACTCGAACTTGGTGCCGATCTCGTCGGCGGGGCCGTTGGCCAGGCCACCGAAGGTGCCGGCCGCAGCGAGTGAGGCCGTAGTCCAGGCCAGGATCGGATCGGCCGCCTTGTCGGGCTGCGAGCCTGAGCCCGCCTTGGTCAGAACCTCGATGCTCAGCAGCAGCGATCGCCTGACGACGGGTCCGCGGCTGGCCATGCCGGTCTTGGCCTCGCGCATCGACTCGACCGTCTCCATTCCCTGGTAGACCGTCAGCGCGGGCAACTGGTCCGCGCTGGGCGAGTCCAGGCGCGTTCGCACTGGCGCGGGGACGCCCACGGGCGTGTTCGTGGCCAGCGCCAGGACGGCGGCCGCGACGATCTGCTCACGGATCGTGCTCATGGCGTCCTCAACAGGGCGCGGACCATGGCCCCATCGCCGTAGGGCAGGACCTTCAGGACGACGTAGGCCGTCCCGCCGACCGTGATCGCGGCCCCCGACTGCAGCCCAAGCAGCACCCCGCTTTGGACGTGGACGATCTCCTCGGCGGCCACGACAGCCGGCATATCGCCGGCGAGGATCTCGACAGCCTCGCGGTCGAGCAGTCCCGTCACCGTGACCCCGCCAAGGGTGACCTCGATGCCGCCACCGGCAGCGGCGAGGTCAGCCAGGATCGCGGTGATGTCGGACTCGCCGAGGTACATCGGTCAGCTCGCCTTCTTGATCCCGACGAACTCCACGCCGAAGTCGAAAGACGGCGTCGTGCCGGCGATCGTCCCCACGACGCGCAGGTAGCGCTTCACGTCGGAGACGTTCAGCTTCATGACCTTGACGCCGGCGGTCCCGGCCACGTCGGTGACCTGGGAGAACGCGCCACTGGTCACATCGCTGAAGGTCGAATTGTCGTCCGAGTGCTGGAGCTTCACGTCGAGGGTCGGAGTGGTTCCGGTGCCGGCCGACGTGTTCATCAGCACCAGGGCGACGCCCTCGTACTCGAGCACATCGATGCCGGTGCCGGTCAGCGTCGAAGTGCGGCGGGCCGCCGTGGCCAGCGCCGCGCCCACGGTCTGGGCCAGGGCGTTGAGAAGGTGGGTCATGCGGTTACCTCCCGCCGGCGCGCGGCCGGCTTCCGCGCCCCTGGGGCGCCATGGTGTCGGGTTCCCGGTTCTCAGGGATCGGGTCCCCGTAATTGATGGCGGCAGGCCCGGAGGCTGCGGGAGCCTCCGGACCCGCCTCGGGCACGGACGGGACGACGCGGGCGTAGCCCATCCGGACCTTCTTGCGCGCTTCCGCGATCGAAAGGTCCCTCGGGGCCATCAGGATCTGGCCGGGGAAGACGTCGTTGCCTTCGCCACCCAGGCAGTGACCCGTCGTGACCTCGATGGTGAGCGTGCCTTGCTCCGTCATGCGTCTGGTCCCTTCGTGCCCGGTTACGACAGCGTCGCGCCGGTGCCCTTGACGAACGACTCGCCGCGCCTGACGGCGGTGTCGGCCATCGAGTAGCTGGTGATCAGGATCTGGCCGCGGGCGGCCTTGGTGACGACGTCGACCACGATCTCGAGGTCGTTGCCCCACATGCCGACCAAGAGGTCGTTCCAGTTGCCGAAGACCAGGCCGTGCTCGTTGCTGCCGGCGCCCAGGGTCTTGGAGATCTGGTTCGTGGTGCGCGCGGGGTAGCCGCCGAGCTCGCCCTCGCGGTACGTGC